AACATTAGTCCTTTGAACTTCTCAACTGACCATCTACCGTTTGAGTCTGTATCTAAGTCAAAGATACCAGCAGTAGTTGTGTTGACAGAAGCACCTTTTTTAGCAGAGACATAGATTGTTCTAATTACTTCTCTGTTAATTTCAGCAAGGATTTCTGAAGACAGAATGTTTGACAATTCTGTTTCTGCATCAAGACCGTGAATTGCTTTTAAGTCTTGTGCAAGTTCCATAGTGTACTCAGCTTTTAATGCTCTTGACTTTGCAGTCACAGTTGACTTTTCGATTGAGAAAGCCATTTCTGCGAATGAGTTAGCAGATGCATCACCTAATGCTTCACCTTCAGCAGTAGTCATACCACCACCAGTAGTTGAACCATAATCGGCACCACCAGTAATATATGTACCAGCAGATGAATTATTAAGAACGGCAGGGTTAGTACCAGTCATTGCTGTTGAATTAAGGTCACCAGCAGCATCATCATTTGAGAAACCAGTATTAGGTTCGTTAAATAATGCTTCTGTACCACTTGAAGAACCAAATCTTGATTTCATTGCGAAGATAAGACCAGTTGGGCCGGTCATTGGTTGCACTGAACATACGTCATATGCAATCAAATTAGGCATAGCTCGTCTAACTAGCGAAATAAGAATTGGGTCATAGTTATTGATAGTACCAGCAGTACTATTAGTAGGTGCAGCTTCCGATAGGAAAGATGCATCTTCTTTCATTGCTTTTTCTTGGTTTTCCAAGATGATTGAAGTAACGGCTTTTTTGTAATTATCCTTAATCTCAGGCAAATCTGGATGATTGAGGACTGGCTGCCACTTCTCTTGTAAGTTTTCTGAATTATACATTTGTATTATCCCCTTTTTACTTGATTAGTATTATTTATCATAATTTAATTCTTGACATTCTTAAAAGGTTCGTTGTCCTTCATGAAGGGCGCAGACCTTTTAATTGCACTAGTATACGCAGCCATAGCGTCACTTATGTCAATCTCTTGAGCATCCGACTCATTCTCTTCAGTAAGAGATTGTGTTGGACTTGACTTAGGGAAATAATTTTCCTTAAGCGTGTTAAGTTTTTCAACAAAGGAATCTTTGTCTGTGAACTCAACATCTTCAACCAAACCAGCAAATTTCTCAGATTGAGTCTCTGCAAGGTCAGAAGAAACTTCTTTGATAACTGACTCACGCACAAGTGAATCTTCAGATTGTTTCTTTTCAGTAAGTTTACCGATTGTCTCGTTCAACTTTCCTTCTAATTCTTCAATCTTTTGTGCTTGTGATTCTAAGATATCATATTTTTCGTCTGGAACATCAATATAATGTTCTTCAAACAGTGCTTTCAGACCAGAGATAAAGTCTTCTGCAATCTCACCTTTGAGTCCTCTTTCAACTGCAAGTTCATTTTCAGTCATCCACTCTTTAACAACGTAGTCAAGGTAACCATCTACCTTTTCTGCGAGTTCAGTTTTGAATGATTCCATGTCTTCTGCAATCTCTTGAGTCTTCTCAAGTTCAATTCTTTCAACTTCTGGTCTAATTTTTGATTTAACAGCAGCTTCAAAAATAGTTGCGGCTTTCTTTTGGAAATCTTCAGATAAATCTTCACCTTCCATAAGTGCATCAACATCTTCTTGAACATTGATAGATGCAAGTCTCTTTTCAATAGCTTCTTTAGCTTTTGCGAGTCCTTCCAATTCTACCTCTTCATCAGTCATTTCGTCATTTTGTTTCATGACCATTGCGTAAAGACCTTCCATTTCACCTTTTTTCATTTTCTTCATGGCGTTAACCATTTTGTCTTGCATTTCTGCTTTGGTCTTAGGCATATCAGCCATTTCACTTTTATCTTTATGACCCATTTCTTTGAGTTTAGCTTCTGCGACAACCTCTTCCTCATCAGTTTCGGTTTCTTCCTTCACTGAATCAGCTTTCTGGTCACCTTTTTGTGAACTTTTTACAGAACCATCTTGTTTGACTTTCTTAGCAGCATCGGCTTTCTTTTCGTCACCCTTAACTACTGGAGCACCTAAATCCTCGATTTCATCTTCTTCTGCATCTACCTTTTTCATAGGTTCAGATGCGACAGCACCTTTTCCAGCAGGGGAAGAATCTTTCTTCATTTCGGCCTCATTCAAGTCAGACAGAACTTCTTGTTCAAGTTCTTCTATTGTCTTGTCTATTTCTGACATTTGAGTCTCCTTATTAATATATTAATAATCCTCTTATTCACTATATTTAGTCATTATAAATTCTTGAGGAATTTTGCGAAAGCGAGTGCTTGGTAATTCGCTTTTCTGGAGCGGATATTCCGTTCCATTTCGTCCTTGAGTTCTGCAACTTCTTGTTCTTGTAACAGTCCATTATTCCAAACCCACTCTTTTCCTTCCATAATACCTTCTACGAAAGCATTTGGAGCGGAAGGGTCTGCAACAATGTCGGCTGCAGTCGCAAGGTAGAAATCGTCATTGACATAGTTTGCACCATTTCTTTTGGACAAACTACCCATACCCCTTGAGGATACTGCGAGTTTACCACCGTCTTCCATAATACTTTGTACGATTTTACCCATTGGTGTTGACATTACTTTTGCTTCACCAATAAAATTCTTTCCATCTGGTTTTAGAGAGGTTACCATATGTGATACTTTATCTAAGTTTACAGTTGGGCCGTCTGGGTGACCTAATTCACCGTATGCACGATTCTGTTCAATAAACTCTTCATTATATCTTTTAACTTCTTTTTCTAAAACTTCCATAGGGTATACACGACCATTACGGTTTTTAATTTCCGCTTGCATGAAGATACCTTTTAACTTAAAGTTCTTTTTACCATCTTCAGCAGCTTCCGTAATGTATTCTACATCATCACTAAAGTGTTCTGATATTAGTTTCATGTTCTCACTCCCTATTGTAGATTATCATATCCAGAAGTTTTTCTTAACTTTAACCAGATTGTTCCTACAGATGCACTACCGTTTGTTAATAATATATCACCAGTTACACCACTACCACCATTATTTGCAATAGAAGGCATAGACTGAGCACCAGTATTATACGCACCGTTTCCGTTTAATGACAACGCAACAACATTTGATGTTGCATCAAATAAAATATCTGTTTGTGAACCAGTAGTCCATTGACAAGCAACAATACTTAATCTTGGGTCTGTAGAGGCACCATCTAAATTAGATGCATCTAATATACTGGCCGCACTATTTGTTCCAGTTGTTGTCACCTTGATAACTGTCTCAAAATCTGTGTCCTTTAGAACAATTGCACTTACTGCCATTGATATTCTCCTAACATTTCTCTTTCAAAATACTTTAAAAGTTCTGGTTCACTAACCTTGAACTTTGATGCACCTTGTTTTATAGTCTTTTCAAAACTATTTAGGAAATCTGAAGGTTTCGCATCCATTACACCAAATATATAGTCAACCGCCTTACGCATTGCAGGCGATAGTTTTCTATATTCCTTGGTCTTCTTATGCTCATCCTTTTCAGGCAAGTCAAGTTGCTGGAACTTCTTCTTCATCTTCCTCTACTTCTGGAATGTGTTGCGTTACAATTGTGTTTGCAACTTCTTCTCTTCTTTTTTCTAATGCAGCTCCTACTTTTGTTTGAATTGCATTTTTAAATTGTGATTCTGCACCAAGGTTATCACCAGATGCAATAGCGTCAATTATTTCTTTACTCATTTTTTAACCACCTTTATTTCACTTATTTGTTTATCACCTTTTGGTGTATGACTCATCATCATATCATCATCTTCCCCACCACCTTCATCTTCAATTTCTTTTGACATAAGTTCAATCTCTTCATCAGATTGACGAAGAACATTTTTCTGAACCCATTTCTTAGAAAAGAAGTTTCCGACATATGGTTCTAGTGTTCCTAACATATCAATACGTTCTCTTAGTATTTCTGCATCACGAAGTTCTGCAAAGTGTCCGTCTTGCATCCAATCGTATGCGATATGTTCTTTCATAGAATCCCATTCTTCTTCTGCGATAACACCAGTAAGAATTAACTGTGTACGCAATAAATCATGGAATACTTTTGAAAAGTTCTTTCTTAGTCTTTGTACAAACTTAGTAAATTTAAGTTCATCTCT